CCCTGCCCATTCTGCCAAATTGTTCCACAAAACCACATAATCTGAAGTTTTGCAATACTGGGCATTGTTTTCAAGCCATGCCAACATCTTGAAATGGCGCTCAGTTGGATCGTGGATTGTGTATCCAATTCCATAGAACTCGCGGACGTGGCAGCCATTCTTGGCTACGGCCCCCACCAGACCGACCAACAGTAAGAGGGCAAGCCAGCGCATTCATTTGTCTACTTTATTGTCCAGTTTGTCAAAGATTTTGCCAAGCATTTCTTTAACGTCACGCATGTCAGCGCGGTAGTCGTCGCGGGTAACGTAGTTCAAAGGCATGGCCCGCACGTCAGTGTCAAGACGCTCAATGGATCGGTAGATGTTGTTGAGTACCCAGCCACCTAAAAACCCTGCCAGACTTACCGCAATGTTAAAAAGAACTTGGGAGTCCATTACTTTTTACCTGTCCCACGAATTTCCATGCGGAAAGGTTCGTTTGCCAATGCGTTCTTGTTGGTTTGCGCAGGCGCCATGGCGTTTGGTTGTTTAAGCGCTTCTTGAACTTTGCCAGTCACTTCGCGGGTACGGGCAAATTCCGCAGCTGGCTTTGCGCCTGGGAACCTTATTGCCTGCAAAGCCTCAAGACCACGCAAAACAGCACCAGAAGTGTTGCTGTAGTTTACCGCGCCAGGCTGCTTGACCAATACATCTTTTACGGCATCGCGCAAGTCCATAATTTCATTGCGGCCTGCTTTGCCAAACATGTAAACAAGTTTGTCTTCGGCATCAAGTTGATTGATCAACGTGTTTAGGTTTCTAAAAGATGGTTGATCACTCTTAGTCAGCATGTCTTTCATGTATTGAATTGTTTGACCTTGCAATTCTTTGTAAGCCTGCTGACCTTCTGGGCCACCTTTTTTTAGTAACTTTGTTACCGTGCGCATTTCTTCTAATGAGCCATCAAGCACCACATACTTAAACACATCATCAAGCGCCACTTGGCGGTCAGCGTAGCCGGCCTTTGTGCCAAGCAATTTGTCAACTCGATAAACATCTTCAAATTCTTTGGCTAATTGCGCTCTAGCTTGACGTGCAGCTTGATACAACTCACCGCCAGCATTTTCACCTATTTGAGTAATAAGTTTTTTCATTGGTTTGGCGTTTGCAGAGTCTTTAACCATGCCAATTTGTTGGTATATGTCTTCAAGCGCTCGAACTGTAATGCTTCCAGTGCCTTGTGGATCGTTCATTTTTAAAGATTCGGCCACAGAATCTAAAATTGGATCTAATGTTTTTCGTTGTGTTGGCGTTTTGGTATTGATGTAATCAAGCAAACTTTGATATGGCACTTGTTGCAATGTTTCTCCAGCGTCATCTGCCGTTTTATACAACCCTTTATATACATCATATTTTTTGGTGTATTCGTCATTAAGCGTTTTATCAACAATCTTGCCAACGGCACGCATTTGGGTTGGATCAGCCACTTCAGCGCCCACTTCGTTGGTCATGCGCTCAAAATTTTGCACAATGGCTTTTTGTTGGTTTGCTTTAAAACCAGACATTTGTTCAGCCAACTTTGTTTTAGCTTCTTCGGAAATGCCAGTTACTACACCGCGCCCAACTTCTGCCTCAAATTGTTGCTGCGCCAAGTTCTTAGTGCGTTCACCAGCTGTCGCAGGGATGCCCAAGCGTTGCAAACGCTCTTGACGCATTAACTCTTCAGTTGTATTGGCGGCGCCCATTCCAGACATAGCAGGCTGTTGTTCTCGTGTCATCATGTTGACCATGGCATTTTGAACTGGCACTGTTACCTGACGAATAGCAGGCCGTGCAAGCGCGTTGGCTTGCATTAGGGTTGCAGGCGCCAAAGCATTTAATGTTGTGCCAACTGACCCAAGTGTTGGTGGCAATGCACCAGTGATTGGTTGCAAAAACTCACCCACAGCGCCCAAAGCCTCTCTGGCCGTTTGTGTGCGCGGTTGGTACTGCACGGCCTTCATAGCCTGTTCGCCTGCGCGAATGCCTTCTTGAGTGCCATATTTGCCACTAGCCAAAGTACCAGCAACGCCAACAAGAGGTGCAATTGCAGCACCGCCCAAAGTTGCGCCAAACGCCAATGGCGTTTCAATGACACCCATGATGCGGTCACGCAGTGGAACTTCTGGCGCGGCCTTGCCAGTTATTACGTTTTCAGCGCCAGGGATTGCGGCGGCTGTGCCCAAACCAATCGTTTTGTAAAACTCTATTTTTGGAATATTTGAATAGAATTTTTCATGCAATGAGTCGGCCAGAGTAAGGTCTGGCACTGCATCATATTGTGGGTACTGTGCGCGGAACTCTGCAAGTGTGGCCATTATCTGGCTCCAGGTGGTAGTGTCAACCCCAATGGATTGGTTGGCGTTGCGTTGGGTATACCACCACCGCCTGCGGCAGCGGGAGCGCCACCACCACCATAATTTTCAATGTATTTTTTACCTTCTTTGCTGGTAGAAATTTTCATTCCTTCTAATGCCCGATCTCTGGCAGCAGATTTTTGCGCAATTACTTTGTCACCTTCACCAATTAAAGGGAAAAACTCTTTAATTGTGTTAGACACCTCAGATGCACCAAAAGCCGCACCAGAAGTTTTGCGAAGATAAGCAGTAGCAAAAGCCAGTTGTGCTTGAGCCAATTTTTGTTGTGCAGCATCTGGCCCAATTAAACCAGTTGGGTCTGCATTAAATGTTGACTCAATAACATTACTAATGCCTTGGCCAACACCAAATGGAACCATTTGCGCTAATCCAGTCAACAAGCCTGGCACAACTGCATTCTTAACAGTGCCTGTTTTTTCTAATTGTTTGATGGTGTTTTGTGCCTGTGCCATTGCACCGCCAAACATGGCCGCATTGCTTTGGGCTTCGGTCATGGCCTGACCCTTACCAACCAATTGCGTGCCAGGCATACCAGCCGCAGGGGCTGCTGCCGGTGCTTGCTGATCCAAGACACTTGTCATGCCAGGGATTGCGGGAATTCGAGCGCCTGGCATGCCGGCGCCTGCCGGTGCAGCCATTGGTGCAGTTGCTGGAGCAGGGCCACCAATGGTAACTGGTGAGGCTTGCAATGTGCGTTTGTTGACTCCAAAGAAATTGCCATCGGCATCTTCTTTGAGTTCAAAGCCAGGGTTAGCTTTTTCCCATGCAAATTTTTGTTGTGCCAAATTAAGTTGGCCAGCAGAGGTTGTTGCTTGTTTAGCAGCAGTAATATCAGCAAAAGTTTGCGTTTTTGCAATGTCCATACCAGCAATCGGTTGGCCATAGCCTGGCAACATGGGATTATCTTGCATTGTAAGAATTTTGCCGCCAGCTTCTTGACGAGCAACTTTGGGCAACATGGCGCCTAACTGATCTTTAGCGTCCAATAAACCCATAACTTTTTGAATGCGGTATTGTTTGTACTGATCAGGCGTCATGCTCAGAATTTTTTGCGCTTCTGCGGTTGCAGTAGCTTCATCAAAATAACCTTTGCTTACCCCATCTTGCAATTTTTCAATTGCAGCCTGCGGTGTAGAAGCCTCACCCATGGACATCCATCCATGCTTAAGTTTGTCTTGGGCTAATTTAAATTTGCCAGCTTCAGTTTCTTGCGTTGTTTTGGCCATAGTGGCCTGTTTAGATTGAGACTCAAGCAATTTGCTTTGAATGTCTGGCAATAAGTGTGCAGCTTTAGACTGCGCCACATTGGCCAACAACATTTTTGTATTTAATTCGCCAGTAGTAGGATCAATTGACCTTCTATAAGAATCTGACAAAGCGTTTTGCGATTCTTCTTGACGTTGAGCGCTGCCAAGCTGAAACTGCGCTAATGCGTTTTGATTCTGAGCATTCTGAATGGCCGCAATCTGGCCGTATTGAGCCAAAGGGTTTTGAAACTCAACGCCGCGCACGCCCAAAGAGATAGAAGGATCAAGTGCCATAATTTATCCATTCAAATAATACTGTTCAGCCAACTGTGCGTTGCTTGGGCTACCGCCGCCAGCAGTAGATTGTGGCAATAAACGGTTCATCAAGTTTTGACTTTGGGTGTAATTCATGTATTGGCCCAAACCACTGCTTAACGCATTAGCACCACCAACATACCCAGATGCGCGTGCTGCGCCTGCGCCGGTCATTAAATTGCCTGCGTTAGTACCAAAATTACCGGTAGCCGCGCCCATGTTGTTTGTAGCTGTTTGGCCAATACCAGCCATACTTGCAAGGCGGTTGTAAGCATTGCCAAATTCATTAGATGCAAACTCTTGGCCGTAGCGCTGGGCGGCCTTTAAAGCGCCGCCACTGATCAAACCACCACGGGCGGCGGCTGTGCGGTCAAGCGCTTTCATGCCCTCGCCAAGTCTAAATTGGTAAGATGGATCCATCATTCCCATTACATCGCCAGATCGCATTCTGTTGAGCGCATTAACGCCAGCTTCTTGAAAGGGTTGCTGAAGTTCAAGCTGCTTGTTGAACATCTCACGTTGAAGATCAATTGAACGATCCGCAGAAGCGGCTTGTGTGTTTGCAGCGCTCTTAGATGCGCTTGCACCGAGTAAGGCGCTTCCACCGATTGCTAGGGCCATCCATGGCATATTAGTTCTCCTGTAGGCACTTGGCCAGTTCTTGAGCCTGCGCAACATCGCCTGGCACAATTAAGACTTCATCAATCTCATCCATATCAGTGCATTCAGTTGCATGAATGCAGTACCACACAACGTCTGTAAGTGATTTTACGCCATGATGCTTGTCTGCTTCAATAGTCAAACAAGCTGGCGCGTGAATAATTTTGCGCTCGCCATCCACCATCAACTCAATTGAGCCACTGGCCAAAATCGACAAATGGCTAAACTTGTGCTTATGCTGCACAAGCACATGCCCCGCCGGTATCAGCGTTTCTTTGGCGTAGACGCCTGCGCTGAAATGGTGGTTAATCACGACACTTCCCGACCGCTGGCGCGGATGTTGACCGAGGTTGCGCCACTGGCAATGGTTGAAATAAACCCGCCAGGGGATAACACTTGGCCAACCAGTTCAGGAAAGATATACGTCTCATTGGCCTGCAAGGTTTTGGACTTGGTGATCACGTTGTTGTTGCCGGCAGAGCCGCCCACGGTCACAAGGTTAACGCTGATTGTGGCTGCCACAATGTCAAAGTTAGTCGCAGTAAACTTGTCAATGATCGTCGTGACGTTTTGCGCAGTGTACTGCGTTGTCTGCGCCGCCTCGGCGATTTTGGCAGGGATTAGAACTTTTACATAGACAGCCATGTCAGTCCTTAGTTAGTTTGGAACGATACGTTATTAAGCGACACTACATTACCAGCCGGTAACATAGACACCGCGCCTGCTGTCGTGATGGTTATGATTGAAAGCGTTGCTACGCTGCTAACCTCACCATAAACCAAGATAATCAAAGTTGACGCTGGGCGGTAGCCAGACGGCAAAGTAAAGATTGTGGCTGATGAATTGCTTCCGCGGATAGCGCCGCCTTGTAAAGTAACCACGCTAAATGCGTCTTTGTAGTAACTGCACAAAGGTGAGGGAAAACCCGCATCGCTCCAACTGTTTTGGAAAGTAACCGAATTCCAGCCAGGGAAAGCAGTCGATGCTTTGCCGTTAAACGTATTCCAATCAGTTGAAGTCAAATAGCCGTTGGTTGAGCCAGAAGCAGCCGCCATTGAAATGGCCGGCGTTGTACCACCAGAAGACACTACGGGAGATGTGCCCGTTACCGCTGTGACGTAACCACCAGCGCCGCCAGTCAATTGAATTTCGTTGGTGATCGTTGGCGTTTCAGTTGCAGATTGAAACACGCAACCAGACCAAGCAACAGTGCTGACACCGCCCGATGTAGATGAACTGTTAATGTATTTGCGGCCTGAATTGGGAACATAAGTATTGAAATACTTAAATCCGCAACCAGCCACGCTTACAGATTGAGTAATGCCGGCGCCAGATGTTTCAACATAAATGTTGTTTGTGACATAGTAAGTTGAACTGATGCGGGCAAATGAGCAACCGCTGATGCTGGCCGCAGCTGGTTGCGCAGAGTTGGCCAACCAAATGTCGGCAGTACCGACGTTGTTCTCAAAGTAAACGCCGCTGAAATTACCAGAAACAGAGCCTTGAACGCCTGAGTTGTTAAGTAACACGCCAAATTTGGTGGCCGAAGAACCGTCAATACCGTTACTTTCAACGCTGCCGCCAAACATGTTAAATGTTGTACCGCCCACAATCCAAATACCAGCGTCGCGGGAATTGCCTACCACGCACCCAACCATAGTCAATGCGTTGGGATAGCTTACATTGGTGTATTCAGCCCGCATGCCAATTGTGGCTTGACGAAATACGCAGTTGTAAAACACACTGGATAAAACGTCAGTAGCGTAAAAAGAATACGCGCCATTAAAGCAAGACACATCTTCTAGTGACAAAAATGCCAAGTTGTCGCCGCCAATGCAAAAGCCAACATAATCTTCTTTGACAAAAAACAGACCGCGAATGACTTGATGGCTTTCAAGGCCGGCGCCAGTGCCGCCGGTAATGGTCAACATGTCGTAAGAGCCAGCCGCGCCATGGATGCGTGCGCTAGACGAACTGTCGCCGTACATGGACGCTTTAAATGTATCGCTGGTGTCGCCGCTGTTGTTAATTGTCAAACCGTTGGTAATTTTGTAAATACCAGCAGGGAAGTAAACGTCGCCGCCAATGGTGTTGGCGTAATTGATTGCTGCCTGAATGTTGGTGGTGTCGTCGTGCGTGTCGTCGCCCACAGCGCCAAAGTCTTTGACGCTGATGGTTTCACGCATCTTGGTTTGTGCTGTGGTGGCTACCGCGCTTGTGCCGGCTTGAATGAAGCCAATCATGCTAGAACCACTGCTGGCCGCCAAGGAAGCTGTCAAAGCCGCAATGGCCGCTGTCAGGTCAGCCATGGTGGCAAAGCCGCCTACGTTGTCAACTGTCCAGATTTCGACGTTGTTACTGTCGGTCAGCTTCAGTTTGTAGTAACTAGACGACAACCAGACGCCTGCTTCACCGCGTGAGTCCAGCACCACAGGGTTGCTGTTGGCTGTTGTGGTGGTGTTGCCGGTGTATGTGGCCAAAGGCGTAGATGTGCCCGCAGCGTAAGAGTACAGTTTCCCGCCTACTAGGGGATTACCATTAGCATCAAAAAACTGTAGTTTTGGTGCGGGCGAAAGTGTTGCTGTGGCCATTTGTTACCTCGGTACAAGAGTCATTTGTGGCGGCGTTTGGTACGTTACCCGCAGCCGGTCATAAGGTGAAAGTGTGAACATCCCATAGAAACTGCCGGTGCTGAAAAATGTAGCACCATTTCGTGAAAATTCCAATAGGGACACGCCACCGCCGCTGACAATTATATCTGCGGGATAGCCAGTGTTGTTAATGTAAGTGTAAGGCGACGGGCTAAGTACGATAACACTTGGCTGGGCCGAATAGTTTGTGAAAGACTGAGGGGGTACGGTAGGCGGCCCCACGCCAAACTCGGTGCGCAGCGCGTCCACTTGCGAGGACGCATCTGTCAATGGCGGCCCAATCTGCAAGTCTTCTAGCGTAATGTCGTTTGTGCCGTTGCCAGTCAACTGAAACAGATTAAAGAAAAACCGATACCATTCCCGCGAAATCAATTGGGTGCGGGGGTCGATTAACTCAACCCGCGCTGACGGGATTTGCGTGATGTTAGGCATTGGTTGGACTCATAACCAAGTCAGCGCCCATGATGGCGATCTGGATAGGGTCAGTGCCTGACAACTCATAAACACGGTCGCGCAGTTTAAGAGTCATGCCCAAACGGCGCCAGAAAATACGGGTTCCATAGGCGCCAACAGCGCCACCCTGCGCCCAATGTTCGTTTGACCATGTGTGGCCACCATCATCCGACCAGCGCAGCATAAACTGTGGCGGTGGGTTGACAGACAGGGTTGTCTCATCAACTAGATTGTTATAAGACTCGGTGATTAGCCTAAACCCATCTTCGGTTGTCAAATACACATATTCTGTGATCGGCGTAAGCAGGGCGCCAGCTTGGGCGTCCAGTTGCAGACTATGTTGGGCGGTACGTTTAAGGGTGTTTGTGCCTGTAGGCAACGCACGCCAAGACCGTAGCCAGCGCTGAATCTGGCCATTGTCAGCGTAAGTGTCTAAGTCAAACGTGTAAATGTTGCCATTTTGGTAGTCGCCAACAATAATGTTGCCGACAAAGTTGCACTGGCAGTTGGAACGGTGGCGCGTGAAGCTGCCATTGTCCCAGCCTGCACGCTCATGCCAGGCTTGCGTGGCCGCATCATAAACCCAAGTTGCATTGGCGCTTGGGAATGTTAAAACGTAAAAGCCGTGGCCGTCTTGTTGGTAGGTGTAAGCAATGGCGTCCGAGATGTTGCCATACTGCTGAATCTGCCACTCAACGGCGTGGGTTGACACGCGCTGGCCGTTGTAGCCGTTGGCCTTGTAGACAATCCCTTGGCCACGGGCATCAGTGCCAAGCCAAAACAAAGTGTTGTCCAACTTGGCCACCGAGAAAGCAGCTGCGCAACCTAATTCGTTAAACGCGCCTTGGATGCGCGTCAGGGGAAAGTCAGCAAGGCCAGCGTCGTACCAGACCTCAACTGAGTCTGAGCCAAACAACCAAGCCTCGCGGTGGTCGACAGACACGGCCACTAAGCCGTCTGGAGAGCCTTCAGCGCTTGCAAAGTCAAGGGCGTTGATGTCATACCCATCTAGAAGCGCAGTGACCCATATCTTTTGGCTATTAGGTTCGTTAAATACAAAATAACCATCCAAGAAACCCACAGTTACAGCGCCTGGGAAGTCAGGGTCTGTGATGGGGCCAAAGACACCAGTGTTAATGTTGTAAATAAAACTAGGGCCGTTGCAAGCAAAAAAGATTTGGGCGCCGTTGTCAGCAATTGAAACAGGGCCAGTGCCAGAGACTGTGCCAATCAATGTTGGCGTGCCTGTGGTGCTGCTAAGTTTGTAGACTTCTACGCCAGAGACAACGTAGAAAACCGATGTGCTGATCTTGGCCACCCACAACCCTCGAATGGGGCCAGTGCCAACGGTCTGCAAAAAGTTAAGACCAGGGGCGCGGTTTAGAAAGCCTGGCTCTTTGCCACCCTCGGGAATGACCTCGGGAAACAAGTTAACCATGCGATTATCCGCAGCATTGACGCTGCGGGTAACGTAGCTAGAGCCAAGAATTGGCGTGCGCATCAGTAATTACCGGCGTAGATGTTGAAGCGCTGGCGGTTTGCCACCAATGCGTAAGGCAGTGCCATCACGTCATCTGGGTTGTTAATGCGCTTCAAGTCGCGCTTAGAAGTCATGGCAATGCGCTGCACTTGCGGGCTTGGCTCAACGCCAAACTCAGGCGCAAACTCCATGGCCAAGTTGTAAGTGAACGCCCGCAAATAGCCTGGGGGGTAATACATTACAGTTGACAGCGTGGCGGGCCTGTCTAATTCTTCCACCGACACAATGTGCCACTCCAAGTCCTGTGTGGGCCTTGGGTAAACGGTCATTTCAATATTAGGGAACGTCATGTTGACCCACATAACTTGCGGGTAAGTGGACGTTACAGTCTTAACAGCAATACCGTTGTACTGCTGTTGATTGATCATCTTGATGCCATACGACACGCCATTAGGCGCTTTGAAGTATGTTGCGTCATCTACCAGCACTGGACGGTTGCCAACAAAATCACCAGTTGGGCCAAGGGTGCGGCTAAGAAGACTGGCAGGCCATGTAAAAACTTGATCTTGTGTAGAAAACACAGACAGACGTTCTGTGTTCCATGAGTCGATCATCTGATTGAGCGCCATCAAGGCGTCTTGCGACATGGATGCGGAAGGCGTCTCGCCCTCGGCCAATATACCTAACAGGCGCAAAGCGCGGTTGATTTGATCGCCGGCGGTATACGTCGTCATGTTCAGACTCCTTCGGTTGCTTCCTCTGCCGACTTAGGCCGGCGGCGCTTGATCTCCAACGTATTGACTACGGGAGCCGCCTGAACAGGCGTGTCTGGATTGTAGCGCGTCCAGCCATTTTTTTCATCCTCTACGGCCTCAAGTTCCATTGTTGCAATTTTAGCGCCGTGGACAGGGTGTACGAGTGTGATGTTCATAATAGAAAGGGGGTGATTAGCCCCCTTTTGGTTTAAGCCAACAAGCCAAGAGCCTGAAGTTTAGTTTCCAATTGTGTTACACGGGCTTGCAAATTTGCAATTACTGACAACACTGAATTACCCTCATCTTTGGTAACAAAACCAAATGGGGTTGTTTGAGTCAAGTCTTGAATTGCATAGTCTGGCGTGCCAGGTGCAGTGGACGTGATTGTCGTTAAGGCAGCGGTGTTAGCTGCGGGTTTAGTTATCGGAGTAGTACCGTAAAAACCCGCAGTGCCACCAGTTTTACCCATAATTGCGCCATCAAGTTGCTGATCTTCGTAAGCAACACCGATAGGTTTAGTGTTTGTAGGCATAATGTTTCCTTAAAAAATGGGAGCCGAAACCCCCATTAAATTTAGCCCAAACGATACACAACGTAAGTACCGTCGCCGGTCTTACGGAAGCGGAACAATTGGCTGGTTGTTACAGCGATAGCAACCAAAGCGTTACCGCCATCAGTTACACCAGTGTTAACAGCCAATGTCACTGCGCCAGAGCTAGTGCCGATGTTGACAATTGACAAGTCAAATGTGCTGCCAACAGTAGCATTAGGAACTGCTGCGTCGATTGCTGTGCCCAAAGGTAGCGTGTATGTTGCAGCAGATGTGGAGGGGTTAGCCACCAACATCTGATTGCAAATCTGCGCTGCCGTTAGGGTTGCAGTAGCCGTAGCTGTTTGAGGGGCGGCCATTGCGCCCATGATAGTTTCTTGACGGTTGCCTGCACCAACTTGGTAACCGCCTGCGCCATTAGGTAATGCCATGATAATTTCCTTAAAAAAAATGTTAAGAATTAAAACCCCCAAAGGGGTTTTGAATTAGCCCCAGATGCGGCAGCCCATTTGTGGACGAATTGTGCTGAAGCCATACAAAACGTCAATACGGCAAGGCATTCTGTCATTATTTATATCGTATTGCCTCACAATTCTTAGGGAAATACCATTGTGAACGGCACGAGCAGCCATATCGACCCCCTGGGGCAGCAAGAGATCAGCCGTTGCGAACGTAATTGCGTCCTTATGGTAGACCAAGTTCTGAGCGTACTGGCTAGATGCAGCACCCACAAACACGACAGCCTTACCAGCGACAGGGAAACTGTCAACGGTAGCCAAAGCATTGGCAGAAGTGTAAATAGGAGCAACAGTCACAACGATTGCAGTGCCAGAGGCAGTTGCATCAGCCAAAGCTACGAACTGGAACAAAGAACCAGTGGATTCACGGGTCTGTGGGTTAACAGCAAAGCAATCAGCAACAGTAAACACGTCACCAGCTTTAACTGTCAGGCCAGAACCGATGGTCAAAGCAATGCTAGCAGCGCCTTCAGATGACACAGTAGTGGTCACGGTGTTACCAGTAGCAACGCGAGAACCAGTTGTGTGTTGCTTGATAGATTGAGACATGTTGATCTCGTCATAACCGAGAACACCAGTGCCCATCATGCCGTTCTTAAACTGCTTGCTGATGGTGTCTGTAGGATTGAACAAACCCTTCATGCCTTCAACCAAACCAGCATTAGCGGCTGGGTTAACGGTGGCGTAACGGGGGTTCATCACGGCGGCGTTTTCGTTCAGCTTCTGCTGGGCCTGCAAGAGAACCAAAGAAGTTGAGGGCGTAGTGCCAGG